AACCAGTGGTGGCTTTTGGTGTAAAGCTTGTACCTCCATCAACACTATAGTTAAATTGACCTATATTAGATAACATCATTGCTATATAATTATTTGTTATACCAGCAGTAACAATGTTACCACCAGCTATACCAACAGTATAAGTAAATGTTTGAGTTATAGGGAAAGTATTTCCAAAATCAGTAGAAGCAACTAATACAGGTGGTAATCCACCATCCATATAGAGTACATAAAGGCCTCCATCAGTTGTCCCCACCATAGTTTTTCCATCATCTGATATTGTAGCAGAAATAAAGCCAGAATTTGAATCTCCACCCAAAAGATAAGCAGTTGTACTTGAAACCTTTTGAGTAAAATTTATACCATAATCATTTGAAACATATGCTTTTATACCCTTTTCACCAAATACACCAGGTCTAAACCAATCTGAAGTTAAAAATTGGTGTTGCCCAGTGTAACTTAAAGCAATATCAAAATATGCAGCATGTTCAACGCTTCCACTTTTTGTAAAAGATGCTCCATAGTTACTTGAGTAAACTCTATAAGAAAAAGGTCTAGCAACGTTAGGATATCCAGGGTCAACCTCATGAGCAAAAACAGCAGTTATATATTGACCATTGCCTGATACAGATACTTTTCCTGATGGTAAAAAATAGTCCTCTGACACACTATCAACAAAAGTTCCAGAAAAGAAAGCTCCATAATTTGATGAAATAGATATAAGAGAAGTAGCACTACCTGTACCAAGTGCAGTCTTACCAGCAACAGCTATATACTGTCCATTATCAGACATTGCTACACCAGTAGCATAAAATCCTATAAATGCACCACTTAATGTTACAGATGCAAAAGATACACCACCATCATTTGATATATATACTTGATTATTTTGAGTAAAATCTATTGCAGCAATATTTAGTCCTGTAATATCTCCAGCTATACCAGTCCAACTTAATGATGGTAATCCTGAAAGAGCTGTAAAAGTATTTCCTCCATCTAGTGATTTATAACCAGCAGTACCTGCTACACCATACATTGTATATGGAGATGCACTAGTGATACCTGATAAATCATTTTTAGTTACTAATTCATTTGGAGCTTTAGCAGCATATGAAGGAAGTGATGTATTTATATTAACATACGTATTAGCTTCAGTTTTTGTTATTTGCTTTAAATTAATAGGTATAGTAGTTTTAGCAGTGAAGTATCCTTCAGATACACCACTTTGCAAATTAGTAAAGCTAATAGTTTGATTTGACGATAAACCACTATATGACATATTATTTCAATTTAGCTTCTAACTCAGCAATACGTTTTTCTAGTTGTGCAATCTTCCAGCTATGTACTTGTGTATAATCCACTACTAAGAAACCATCTTCTTTTTCTTCTACAGCATCTGGTAATACACTCTGTACTTCTTGAGCAATATATCCCCAATGAGTTTTATTATCTCTTTCTTCATCTTTCCAAGTGAATGCTACAGTTTCTAAATTGTTTGATGGAATAGCTGTAATTATATCTTTAAGTCTTAAGTCAGAGTTTTGGAAGAAAGAATCTGCATATATTGAATTACCACTTACATATACAAGTGAGTTTGTATATCCAGAGTTTGCATTAGTACATATAACTATTGCTCCTGCAGTTGCTGGAGAGATAGTTGTAAATCCAGGACCTGTTGGGCCAGTAGGGCCAGTTGGACCTATAGGACCAGGGCCACCAGGAGTACCTGGACTACCTGTTGGTCCAGGACCACCAGGAGTACCTGCTGGACCTGTTGGGCCTGGATTACCTGTAAGTCCTGTTGGACCTATACCTCCTGTTGGGCCTGTAGGACCAGTAGGTCCAGCAGCTCCACTAGTTCCACTAGAACCATTGCTACCAGGGCTACCAGGAGTTCCACTACCACCAGATGTACCACTTGTACCTGTACTAGTTCCACTAGAAGCAGATGTACCTGCACTAGCTGATGTACCAGCTGTAGCTGAAGAACCTGAGGTTCCATTAGTACCAGCTGTACCATTTGTTCCTGATGAACCAGAACTTGCAGACGTACCTGCTGTAGCACTAGATCCACTAGTTCCTGCAGTTGCAGATGTACCTGATGAACCAGAGGTACCACTAGATCCATTACCACCAGCAGCTCCAAATAAGTTTACAGTCCAAGACGCATATGTTCCTGAACCTGTTGTTGATGCGACATTAACAACCATGACACCTGTACCACTATTATAGCTAGTAACAGAGCCTTGCATTGTATTAGATACATCATATGTCAAAAGCACTGTCTGAACAATACTATAAGCTAATCCTGTATCAATAGTTAAAGTTTGAGTTCCAGTTCCTATTGTTAAAGATGTGACAGAAGATGATAGATATCTATCTCCATCTATACCAGCTGTACCTGATGTACCTGCTGGTCCTATTGAACCTGATGTACCAGACGTACCCATTGTACCATCTGCAGCAGATGTTCCTGAACTTCCTGAACTTCCAGAAAGACCAGAAGAAGCAGATGTACCAGCAGTTCCAGTTAAACCAGCAGAACCTGATGTACCATTAGAACCTTCTCTACCAGAACTTCCAGAGGTTCCACTAGAACCAGTGTCACCACTTGTACCAGATGAACCAGCAGCACCACTAGCACCTGAGCTACCTGAAGTGCCAGATGAACCACCAGGTCCTGTAGCACCTGAACTACCAGAAGTACCAGCGGTGCCTGTACGACCACTAGAACCAGAAGTTCCAGAAGTACCATTAATACCAACAACACCATTGCAAAGAGCGTCATCTATTTTTGATAGAGCACAGTCTAAGTTATCTCCAGTGTGAATTCCTGAACAAGGAAGGTTGGGTCCATTATATATAACATGAGCTGCTGTAGTTTCACAAAGAAGTGAACCACAGTTTTGACTAGGTTGATAATATGCGTTGTAACAAGGATCTCCAGGATTGCAAGCCATTTTATAATTAGTTTAATAAGATTAAGGAATGTACATAATATAATATGAAGCTATGACAGGTTGAATATTTGCGTGAGCTGCCCCACCACCTGCATTAGCATTTGTAACACTTGTGCTTACGTCAACAGTAAGACTAACACTACTTGTAGTTTTAATATTTGATGAACTTTGACTACCAATTACATTTGAACCATCTCCAGCACCTTTATTTAAATAACTAATAGTATGACTATGAGGATTAGGAGTTATTGACGCAGTAGATGTAGCAGTTGCACCATGTGAGTGAGAAGGCATCTGTGATGCAATAAGCGTCACTGTATTTGCTCCAGCTGTATTAAATATTGCATAGTTTGGATTACCAGGATTTGCAGGATTAACTGCAGCATCTAATGGACCACCTGGAACATTTTGAATAGCTCCAACAGCAACACGTCCTCTTCTATCAGGAGTGCCATTTAAGCCATTGCATAGATTTACCTTATAGAAACCAGCAGAATTTAAGCCTGCACCTGTTCCATCAAAGTTAGTTAATGGTCCATAGTATTCATATGCTACATATGGAACCATTTTTAAATTTTGTTGGTTTGAACTACCACCTTGACTAGCTATATAAGCTGCAATCAAAGCATCTAAGTCTGCTAGCTTAACATAGTTTGTATCTACATCAAGTGTAAGAGCAGCAAGATCAGTGACAGTTAGACAAAGCTTATTTATAATAGCTTGGACAATAGCATGAGTGTCAGAAGAAGCAGTTACTCCTGTAAGACAACCTATTGTGTAATTAGCATTAAGTATAGTTAATATATCATCAATAGTAAATATTTGTGCTTGTAAGCTACATATAGCTGATACTGTAGCAGTAAATAACTCTTGAGTGTTTGGTGTATGAGCAGGTAAATATAAATCAACTATAGGACAAGATATATTTAATGCAATAGCATCTCCTTCTCCTGATAATAAAGGAACCAAAGCATTCATTATGGCTTGTTCAACAGAAACTAAATTGTCTCCTGTTTCAACACCTAGTGCCTCATAGTTTATACCTGTATATCTAACACATTCATCAGATACTGTCTGAACACATCCATTATAACAACTTTCGCAAGACATGGTTTAATTTATTTATGAATTAACACTTTAACTCTACTCACCACCTGAGATGTAGTGGGAAGTCCACACACCATAGCATAGGTGGGAGTACAAAGTCTATATGTTAATATTTGTTTGTAATGTAATAAATCATCAATTATCTCTCCAGGAATATAATTGTTCATGGAGAAGATAATATTATTATACTGGCGATTTGCCCAGTAAGTTAATCTTTCATCAATTTGTAATAGTGTAGCAGGAATGCTAGCATCAACTACACAATCTGTTAATCTTGGTGATAACATCTTTTATTCTTTTTGTAGCAGTTTTAAGTTTGTTGTTGCATGCTGAACATAGGCCATTAATTAATTGACAGCCACAGCCCACCTTCATACCACATCCTCTACAGTTTGCCATATTAAGGGAAATTAATTATATAGTTGTTTCCTGTACAACCACATTGGTTTGCAATAAAATAATCCAATTGTCTATTTGCTTGGATATATAATTTATTGGCTGTATCAATAGCACAGTTATTAGCTGCTGCTATAGAGCCTTGAATCATATACCAAATACTATTTAATACTACTTTCGACTGGGTTCTTATAGCTGAATCACATTCCATCATATCAAGCTTCATAAACGCACCATCAAACTTTTCTTGAATAAGTTCAGTACGCATAATGTTCTTCTCTACAAAGTTTGTAGTAGCTGGGGCAACTGAATATTTCATGAAATAAATTCCATCAGGCAATGGTGTCACTGCTGGGAATGGACTTAATCCTAAAATAATTGAGTTGTAAACATTAAAGCTATTCACATTGAATGGAATAGAAACAGGTGTAGGAAAACCAGGAACAGTAATTTGCATAGTAGCAGCACTAACATTAGGTGGATCTGTATCATAAACAGATATATCAGCCACACCAAGTGTTTGTGTGTTGTATGTGTTGATTACTAAAAAATCTAATATCATGGTTTTTGATAATAAAAATGCCAGAGGATTTGAGATATCCTCTCACCCTCTGGCATAGGTTAATATGATCTTACCTTAGTTCTTAAGGGATCAAAGTAGTTGTTGTTGAAGTACTAGGCCATACAGTAGTTGTAGTACTAGTTGTAGTGATACAAGATGTATCTCCAGCAACAGTTCCTAAAGCAGCTTCTAATATAGCTTCGATAGCAGT